GAATGAAACTACATGATTTTTTGGCAAAAGACAAAGAAGCCCAAAAAGATTTTATAAGTATGGTGAAATTAAACCCCATTATATTTTATGACCTTGTTGCTTGGACGTATAACCCAAGAAAACCTATAGGGGAAATGAATGTACCTTTCATTGTGTCTGCAAGGCCATCACAAGTTAAAGCGGTAAACGGCATAAGAGATGTAAATTGGCAACAGAACATTGCTTTAAATAAAAGCAGAGATGAAGGTGCAACAGAACTTCTTATGAAGTATATAACGCTAATGATTTTGTTTGTCCCAGATGTTAATTTTATAATTGGCTCTCGTTCTGAAGAACTGGTGGATAAAACTGGAGACCCTTCTACGCTGTATGGGAAGATAGATTATGCCATAAGATTTTTACCTAATTGGCTTACTAAAAGACTTCACATGGAAAGGAATTTTAAACACATAAGAAACTTAGATATAAACTCTACCATTGATGGGGAAGCCACAAATGAAAATTTTGCTGCCGGGAAAAGGTGTACGGCATTAATACTTGATGAATTTGGTAGAGTGATGCCAAATTTAGCTGCCTCTATTGATGATACAATTAAGGATGTGAGTGATTGCATCATATATAATTCAACTCATTGGTACGGAGCAGGACATATATTTAATAAATCATTGAAAAGGAAATCTACGAAAGTAATTACATTACCTTGGTGGGAAAATCCTGAAAAGAATAAAGGACTTCATTATGCAGATGATGAGGATGTAGAGTGGCCTCGAAAAGAAAGAAGCCCTTGGTTTGATGGAGAAGTAGATAGAAGAACTCGGAGGGATATTATGATGAACCTGTGGATGAATCCAGAAGGTGCGTCCGACCAATTCTTTGACCCCATCATAAATGAAAAAATAAGAGTAAATTATGTAAAACCCCCAAGATACCGAGGGGACATTTCTTTTGAAACTGAAAAAAAGAAACCACTACAGGGAACATTTATCAGTAAGGTAGGAAGGTGCAATTTTAGATGGTATGACACATTAATTAATAATAGACCAAATCAAATGCACAACTACATAGTAGGGTGTGATATAGGCTTTGGAACAGGAGCTTCAAACTCTACTGCAATGATTACTGACGCAAATACAGGAGAAGAAGTAGGTGAGTATGTATGTGCTGATAAAACCCCTGAAATGTTTGCTGACTTGGTAACAGCATTATGTCTTTGGATAGGTGGAACACAAGACCCATTCCTAATTTGGGAACGAACTGGTGGACAAGGGATTAATTTTGGAAGAAGGGTGCTTGAAAATGGGTATACACATGTCTATACAAAAACTACAGAACAGACAAAATCAAGAAAAAGATTAAACATATATGGATGGGACAATACGGGTGGCCCGAATGGAAGTAAAGAAGATATGCTTGAGCAATTACAAATTGCTCTAAAGGAAGGCATAAAAGAAAAGCCAGAATATAAATTTATAATCATACGTTCTGAAGAAGTAGTGAATGAATTAAATGGGTATATATTTTATCCTTCGGGAGAATTGAACTCAAGTGAAGTAGTTGATGAAACCTCTGGTGCAAGAAAAAGGCATGGGGATAGAGTAATAGGCACAGGTCTTTGTGTTTTGGGAATGTTGGATTTCGCAGCAGCTAAAAATAAAGATACACCAAAAGCTGAGTATGGTTCTCTTGCTTGGCGTATGGAACAAAGAAAAAATGAGGAGACCCGAAAGAAACAATTTTGGGGAGAACCTCTAAGACAAAGTGGGAGATGGTAATGGCAGACGGAAAAACCTTAGATGGAAGTGGAACAATAGTTACAAAGTTGCATGAAGCCATTGAAAAAAATGCAAGGATAACTCAACCATGTTTAGATAAAAGAACAGAAATTTTAACTGAATACAGTAATGGATTTTATTCAGAAGGTCAACGAACAAGATGCCCAATGAATTTGGTGTCAAGGGCAATAACCCTTTTACTTCCTTTACTGGCTTCACAAGATCCAAAGGCTATGACAAGAGCAAGGGTTGTTCAATTAGCCCCTTATGCTGAAACCCTGAGACTTACATTGAATCATTTAATAGGAAAAATAAAATTAGGGGAAACACTGAGAGCAGGGATTCTTGATGCTCTAACTTATATGGGAATCTTTAAAACGGGCATTTGTCCCGGTGGCTCTGAGATAAAAGATGCTTTTGGAGTAACCCATGATTCGGGTCAAATATTTTGTGATATAATTTACCCGGAGGATTATTTTTTTGATACAACTGCAAGACGTAGAGATGAAGCAGATTTTGAAGGGAATTGGTTTTATGTTCCATTTGATTACATAACTGATTCAGGACTATATAAAAACTATGACAAAATGGTAGATGGTTATTCAGAATGGGATAAGAATTCACCCAAGAAAATTTCAGAGGGAGGAAGTAAACATATAGGGGGAACCCTTAAACCATATTGTAAAGTTGCTGAAGTGTATATTCCTTCTGAAAATATTTTAATGACCATGCCCCCAAAGGGAATGGGAACTGAACCACTCAGGGTTGTTGATTATAATGGGCCAGTATTGGGGCCATATGATACACTTAGTTTTATGCCATTTCCAGAGAGTATAATTCCAATAGCTCCATTATACACAAATTTAGATTTACATTATTTAATAAATATAATGACAAGAAAAATGGCACGTCAGGCTAATAGGGAAAGAAAAGTTTTGGCATATCAAGGAAATGCCTCTGATGATGCTACCAATATAAAAAATACTGCTGATGGTGGTTCAGTAAAGGTAGATGATATAAATGCAATTAAGGAACTTGAATATGGTGGAACTGCCGAAGCATCTTATACTTGGGTTCAATGGTTACAGGGAGTATGGTCTGAACAGATGGGTAACGCTAATTTGATTTCAGGATTAAAAGCAGATTCACCTACTTTGGGACAAGAACAAATGTTATTGGCAAATGCCTCAGCAGGAATAGAAGATATGTCTGCTGCTGTTCACAACGTAACTAAAAGTATAATGCACAAAATGGCATACTATGTATTTACTGACCCATTAATGGATGTTTCAATTTCTAAAAGAATTGGTGGAGTTGGTGAAATACCTGTTAGGGTTACGGCGGATACAAGAGAAGGAGATTTTTGGGATTATAATTTTGAAGTTGTTCCTTACTCAATGCAGAGAATGAATCCAAATGTTAGAATGAGAAAGTTGATAGAAATAACTACTGCGGTAATACTTCCTACAATGCAAATGGCAACACAACAAGGAGCTACACTAAATATTCCAAAATTGGTGAAGTCTATCACAAGAGACCAAGATTTAACTGATGGTGAAATTGATGAAATTTATCAGAGTGTAACAACCGTAAATAATGACCTTGGGCCATATCAACCATCGAAGGGAACTATTAAGGGTGTGGGAGACCAACTTGGTGCTTCAGACGCATCGAGAAATTTGAATAGTGTGCAACAGCAAACAAGGGAAGGGTCAAATTCAAGTAGACCACAAAATACAAATAATATATAGGAGTAAATAATGGCAGAAGCTAAAGTAACAATTAATGTAGATATTAATGGACTCGGAAAAGGAGTCCAATGCAAAGATACTTTTATAAACGGAACTACTCCTGAAGCAGCTATTCATATTCCCCAACAGCAACAAGAAACTGCTGATTTGGAGGAAGCACTAAAAGTAGGTTCAGTAGACACCATAACGGGTGTCTGGATAAAGGCCATTGAAAATGATATAGCTGTGGATACTTCTTGGGTTACTCCTACCTTTAATACAGAACTTGTAATAGCAGAAGGAACTTCACAATTTTTCGTTCCGGCTGGAACAGTAAAGATAAAGAATAATACAGAAGAGGAGAAAGTTACGTTTGAACATTGTGTGTGGGGAGAGCAGGAATAATGATACTCAGAACTTTCAAATGTGATTGTGAAAATTATTTTACATCGGAGATTGAAGAACCTACCTGTCCTTTATGTGGTTGTAAGCAGACATTGAAAAATTTAAAGAGGTCGGTGATAAAATCTGAGGTGGGAGGGGGAGATAATAGACATTGTGGAGACTATAAATCATTTTATTCTCTGGAATTTGGAAAATGTGGAAAGAATGCTCAAGCAGAGTATAGAAAAACACATCCCGGAGCAGAGTTTGGCCCAAACAACGGCTTAAAGATAACTTCTGCTAAACAACTCAGAGATTTACAGAAAGAGACAGGAATGGTAAATTTATGTGAAAGTAGAGAATACAGGGAACAATATCGTGAGGGCGTAGAAAGGGCAAAAAGTGAAGAACACAGTAAAAAAAATTAGACAGGTAATTTGCTATCTATTTCTTCTTTGTGTAATTTTTTATGGTTCAATGTATTATGATACAGTAAAAACAAATCAATCCTTTAATGTTTTAATAGAGGGGATTGTAGAGGACAACAATGAAATATCAGATTATTGGGTGGGAAGTGGAGTTATAATTTCTGAAGATGGCTATATACTAACAGCAAAACATTGTGTGGAAGGATCTGATTATATTAAAGTAACCTTGCCTAATAGGGAGGAATTTATTATAACTGATTTTTATTTAGATGAGGAGTATGATTTTGCAATAATTAAACTGCCTATTGAAGTTACACAATATGCTGTATTGGGAGACTCTAATGATTTATCTAAAGGGAATATAATATATAATATAGGAAACGCAGGTGGAATTTGGAGAGATAAAGTAACATTTGGAACAGTTTATGATAATCACTTTAAAAGAATAATATTAGAT